GTGAGACCACCCTGCGGTGGTACTGCGTTGTGCTGCATGTTATATACTCCCTGCAAATAATTCGTCCATTTGTTTATCTACTGCCCCACCTTCGGCAAATCCGAATGTTTTCTTTATAGCTCCAAAGATACTATCATCATCTGACGAAGTTTTTATTTTTTTACCTATATATTTTTGTGTATCTTCTACAAGTTCGTGTAAAGGAATTTCATCATTGTAATTTAAACTTGGAATATTATCTCCGCCATCAATACGTTTTTCGCCAACTTTATTAACAGCTATGTGCGGTACTGCTACTCTTTTTTCTCCAAGCAAATAACCACCTTTAGCTTTAGTAGTAGGATCAATGTAAAAAACACCTTTGTCTTTAGGTAAATCTACTTTATCTATTTCTCTTAAAGTTATATCTTTTAAAATAAATTCTTCGCCATTGTGAGTAAATTTTTTACCTATGTTATTTTTGTCAAATAAAAACTCAAGTTTTTCATCACCCTTAAAAAAATCTTGTAATTTTTTCCAACCAGTTTTTGCTTCTTTAGAATTGATCCTACCATCTGGAAGTCTAGCAAAACTAAAATCTCTCCAATTTAAATCTACAATTATATCAGCTTGTCCAACACCCTTACCTTCAAAAACTCTTCTAGGTTGAAATTGGTCAACACCCTCTTTACCTCTAAATCCAGGTTTGTTTCCTCTACCTTCGTACTGTAACATCTCTTCTCGTTCTTTTACAGGAAAACTTTCCATGCGATCTGATTCTCTCATGAGATATCTACCTTCAGTAAGTCTAGATTCTATCTCTCCCCCAGCACCATAGTAAAACTCTGTAGCTGCTTTTAGTCGTCCTTGATCGTATCCAGCCATTTCATTATTTTTATTTTGTATATTATCCATTTCTTTTTTAATATTTTTATAAGAAGCTGAATCTTCTGGTAAATTATATTTATCTACTATTTTTTGAAAAATTTGGTCTTTTTTTCTTTGACCAGTCTTACCACTAAAATCTGCTTCTCGTATACTTTTTGCAATAATGTCAATATTGTCGCCAGGAATTTTTGGTAGGTTAGAAATTATTGCTCCTATTGCAACTCTACTTTTTGTAGCAGATACATTAGCTTTGTCCCACTTTGCCATAAGTTTGTCATCCATTTTTGATAACAACTCTCTTGGTATACTGGTTTCACTAGCACCCCTTGTAAACCCTTCATACTCTTGTACAGCGTGTTGAATTTCGTGCAGTATGGTTTTAGCAATCATAGTTTGAGATACATCATTATCTATGCCACCTTGAAATTGTTTTTTCTCTACAAAATCATATCTATGTGCATAAAGATTTATTCCTATCGTATTACTGCCAGGTACATGATAACCAGCTTCTTTAGCAACCGCATCATAATATAAAACTACTTTCATATCTTTTAGATGTGGGTATTGTTTATATAACTTATCGTGTTTAAAAATTTGAGATAAATTAGTTTCTACATTATTACTTTTGCCAAGTGAAGTTTGTTCTAACAACTCATGTGTTGTCATTCCTAAATTTTGTAGAGTAGGTCTTGAGGCAGAGTCATCAATTTCAAAACGCCACTGTTTATCTTCAGGATCAATATACCAACCAGTCTTTTTCCATGTTCTATAGTTTGCCCAATAAAACTGATCAGGGTTGTTAGGATTTATTTTCTTCATTTCATCTTGTAGAAATGATTGAGCTTCTTTAAAGTTTTTAGTCTTCTTAGCACCAACGCCACCAAAGACTCTTAATGCACCTTCAGGAACTTCAAAGGTTGCTGATGCAGTTCCTACACCTGTAGCAATATCAGCCACATCTTGATAGGTTACATCCATAGCAGACTTTTTACCTGTTAGTAAATCTGCAGGTATACTAGCTGTTTCATATACAGAACTTGCAATAGACTTACCCATTTCTTTTATCTGATCTAATGAGGGTGCAGTTGGATTTTTAATCCAGTCTTTTATAACAGGTAAGGTATCCTGTTTAAATTGCTGCATTCCAGTTCGTTGGTCTTCAGCTAAGTTTAAAGTATACTGACCACCAGTTGCACTTTGATAAATAGGAAAACGTTTATCACCGTCAACGTAACCTACAATCTGATCATTTTTACCAGCACCTATTGGTCTTTTAAAAAATGGTATATTACCTAAAGAAAGTCCACCACTAGAATATCCGTATCTAAACTTACCTATTACCTTACTTAGATCTTGAGAATACTGATCTGGATCTTCTCCTTTGGGTACAACAAGAAAGTCTCCCCTTTTTACAGACTCTTCTACAGGATCTTCATTTAAAACAGCTTTGCCATCTACCATACGAACTCTTGGCACTAGTATATTCATACCATTATACTCATAACTTTCAGTATGAGCTGCACCTTCTTCTTCATGTTCAGGATTACGTTTATCTATTGCACTTAAAAACCACTCAAGGTTAATAGCATTTCTTATAATAGAACGATCACGATCCGTAAACTCAGGCATTTATTTTTTCTCGTAGTTTTAACAGACTACGTAATGCACGTATCTCACCCTGTAGTCTGTAGATTTCATCTAACTCTCTAGATTGTTCTAGAGCAACATGAGTAAATGCAATCCGTTCAGCTATCTCCTCTATATAAGGAGTATAAAATTCTGGATTGTTTACAAAAGGTTTTAATGTATTATTCACGACTAGCTTCATTGTACTGTAGGTTCATCACCAGTATTGCCTGAAAAGCCCTGTTCTCCTGGCTGAGGTGCTGTTCCTGTTCCTATAGTACCTCCCCCTGCGCCACTGGTATCCTGTACCTGTGCGCCAGCAGGAGCGCCCTGTGCGCCTTCTTGAGGTGGACCTGGCTGTGGTTCAGGTGGATTTGCTGCTTGAAATTGTTTTAGTATCTCAGCTTGTATAGCTGCTTCTGACATATTGTTACCAACTTTATCTGGATCAAGATCCATAGACTTAGCAATCTCACGAACAATATAATCCATTCTAGCAAACGGTGCAAGTGCTGGGTTGGATACGACCTGCATAAATTGCATTAGGCGTTGGCTACGTACTTCGTTAGCCATCAAGCTTTCTGTACCACGAGCTTTAACTTCTAGATCTCCTTTGATCTCATCATCAAAGTCAAACTGCATGTTAAAGTTAAAGAATGCTTTACCTAGTGGTGCTAGTAAATAGTCATCTACGTTTTTAACTACATTACGGATAGAGCCGTTGGCAGCAGACATGAGCATACTAATGCCAGAAGCAGTACGGCCCACGCCTTGTACGCCTGTTTGACCATGAGCGAAAGATGGAAATCCAGTTGATTCATCGGCTAATACCCTTGCCTTATCGAACATCTGCATGTTCTCGTTAGATACGTTAGGAAATTTAGTTCCGAAGATAGCCTGACCAGGCGCCCCTCCCTGTCTCCTAAACACTTTGCCTGGATACACGGAGAGGTCTTGCCCTGGGACGAGATTAGTCTCGTCTATCTCAATTAGCAAGTTACCAGATAGGGCAGCGTTATCAACTGCCATACGCATAAAGCCATTCATAAGTGTTTGGGTATCATCCATATTTTCTGCGATACCTATACCAAAAACACTGTAAGGATTCATTTCATAAGGTGCAGCAAAGTATGGGATATATGCAGGAGTAAATGGATTCATTACTAAACGAATTACTTGTCCATTACATACCCAGACATTCATACTAAGTTGTTCAGAGTCTGCTAACTCTGCTGGAATTTCTACACCCTGATCTTTAACAATATCTGTATCAACAAAACCCCAGAACTCTAAGACCTCAAAACGATCTGCTTGATCCTGTTCGGTGTTGTCTTCCATGATATGTTCCCACCACTCTTTGTTATAATTTTCACCAAGAGTTAGTGCGTGGTCAATCGCATTCTCACGAAAGTAAGGACGATTTTTTAAACTACGTAATTGAGAGCGTGACATCTTATGACGCTCCAATACATACTCTGCTTCTTCCATCGTAGCTGCATCAGGGTCTGGATAAAAGTTCCAGATAGATACAGACGATGTTTGTGGAATTGTTTTAAATACTGGAGAGTATTCACCCTGATCATTCCAATTAGGGTATTCTTTATCTATTGCAAATGGGCCTTTCATAATGCCTGTACCAAACAGGGCAGCTTCAAAAGCTGCAGCACGAAGGTGTTTCTTTGCATGAGATTCTTCTAGCTGATCATGGATTTTCTTTTCCATCTTTTTAGCAGCAACTTCTGCAGGATAAAAGTTAGCTGCAGTAGCACTACCGTTAAATCCAGATTCTACATCGTCTAAAACAGGCTCTAACTTTTTTCTCATAGAACCAAGACGTTCTGTAAACTCTTGGTGTGTTTCTCCTGGAAGTAGTTCTTCCATAGCTTCTGGTTGTTCAGCTACAGCTTTTCTAATCTCTGGATTAGTTTCAAAGTTTACTACCTCTTCAATACCTTCAGGCAGTTTAGTAGGGTCAATGGTAATTGGAAACTTATTACCACCAAACAATACATCAGCTATCTGACCATAAGCTGCTAGTACTTTCGTCTTAGTAACTTTAACAAAGACTTGAGATCTCTCTGTAGAAGTAAACTGTACATCTGGTCCATATATACCACGATAATTACGGTAAGCTTGAATCCAACGTTCTTCATCCAGTTGCCTAGCCGTATTAGCCTTACTATACTTTTCTTTAATAAACTGAACAATCTGACCAGATTGCGGATCATGAAACAAATCCTTATCTACATCGTCTATTGATGATGCCGTTTCAGCATCCATCATCATTTCGTTTTCTAGGATTTTATCTTCTTCCATATTAATTCCTTAATAACCAAACGTTGAATCTGATATTTGAAATCCAGATCTTTGAGTACTAGCATCAAAATCAAATATACTACTACGTGGTCTAGTCATTATACCATATCGTAAGGCATCATACAAGTGATCTTCTGCTTTTGTATCCACATCTTCTGGATTATTTTTATCTAGTGGTATAGCAGGTAGTTGTGAAATAATGTTAGTACAGTTGTTAAAAAAGATTAATCTAGGTTCTTCTGTAAATTCATCTACCTGTAATCTTCTATGTAATTCGTTTTTACCTGCGACACGAGAACCCTTAGATCTGTCAGAGGGTCTCCATCTACAACCCTTCATTATCATTTGTTCCGCCAGTGAAGGACCAGTATCACCACGATTGTGCCAAAGACTAGAGTCCAAAACCCCATAGCGTATTTTTTCTCCGTCTTCTATTTCAAGTATCATATCAGCTAAATCTGTAGCTGTAACCTTTGAAACATATAACTCTCTGTATACAACCAGCTGTTCTGCTGGGGTAATAGTAAACCATACAACACCAGTATAAGAACCATAACCATAGTCGCAAGCTCTAAACCTAACCCAGCTTTTTGGTATATCATACGGTTCTACCACATGTATGTTACGATTAAACTCAGGGAATGCTGCCCCCTCGTTAATATCCCAATCACCTTCTAATAGCTGCCTACGTTGATGTTCTGGAAGTGAAAGCAAGTTTGCTTCATACATTCCATCCTCAGCTAAGTAAGGATTATCGAATAAGGTAGCAGGTATAAACCTACGTTTAAATAATGGCTCACCCTCTCTTGAATGTCCTTTCGGCCAAGAGATGACTTCACCACTGTCTGTATCTGTTGCCCAAAAATCTTCATTAGGTGTACTAGGATCTATAAATGTTTTCTTTACCCACTGATGGCCAGGACCACCTGGGTTACTAGTAGCTCTCATATATAAAGGTAGCCCACTAGCTTTGGTTGTACGAAGACGTGACCTCATATAATTCCAAGGATAGGGTGTAGGCCATTGCGTTAATTCGTCGAAACCAATCCAGTTAAATGCCTGACCTTGGTATCTCATAACATCATCGTCACGGTCAAGGTACGACATCCAGAGTGTAGCTCCACTAGGGGCTACCCAAGTCTTATCTCGTTCCATAAACTTGATACCAGGAATTGCTTTGGGATATAACTGTTTAGAGACAGAGATAAGTTCCCTAAGCTCTTCAGTACTTCTACGTACCAGAAGCATTCGAGCATTTGGATTATTTAAATATCTTACAGGGTCGGCAACCATCGCATATGATTTACCACCACCTGCAGAACCCCCATATAAAACTTCTTGTTCTGTTGAAGCTAAGAAGTCTGTCTGTGGGCCAGGGTTTGGTTCAAAGATTACTTCTCTTTGTACCTGTTCTTCAATACTAGGCGTGTACTTCGGAGTGACTGGAGTCAACTCTGGTTCTTGCACCGAGTCTTTGGGCTTCGAGCTTTTCCGCTTTTTCTGCTGCCTCTTTGTACCTTTCGGCATAGAAACGTTGGACTGAAGCCTCTTTCTTACGCTTGTGTTCAAGTTTAACTCTCTTATATAGACCTACATGTGAAAGGTATCTACCAGAAGTTTCACTTAACCAAGCAGCTACTTCTCTGTAGCTATACTGTTTTAAATGTTTTTTAGCCTGTTCAAAAAGCTCTAGCTCTTCTGGAATTGGTTGTAGTATATCACAATCATCTGGGTC